GGAGCAAACCAGTTAGAAAGACAACTGGCATAGATGCATTCTTACAGGATGCAACAGCAGATATTTCTAAGGATGCAAGGACACCAGTTTATTCAGGAGTGTCAACCGATACGGCATATAGGCAATCTATACTTCCGCAGGTTGACCAATTTTATTTAGAACAATTAGCTGACAGGTATTCTCATCTTCGAACTGTAATCACACGAATTGCTTCTCAGTCGGTTGCAAAAGGGTGGGAATACCACGCTATTGGTAAGGGCGACCCTGAGCAACGTAGAATGGTAGAGAGGCTATTACGTAATCCTACAAACGGTAGCAGTGACATGACAGGTTCAGAATTGTTTAAGGCGATGATTAGACAATTAGAAGTTTTTGACGATTGCTGGGTAAGTATTGTATATGATAGAGTTGCAGATGGTGCAGGAAAAGTTACAAACAAAGTAGTCAAAGAACTTTGGGTAGAAGATGCAAAGCACATGCGATTTAATGTAGATGAGTATGGTCGTTTTGTAAAGGAAGAGAAGTTTGACCCTGTAACAAGGGAGTTTATGGAAGGTGATGTAAATCCAAAGACAGGCGTGGAGTTGGAATACATGGCTTACTATTATGAATATGAAGACGGCAAGATACCGTTTGCACGTGATGAGATTATACATTTTAACAAATACAGTGCGAATGCTCGGTTATATGGGCAATCGCCAATTATAGGTCTTTCCAAAAAAATCGAAACAGCATTGGCCATAGAGTCATTCCAAAACAAAATCTACAGATTGGAAAGACCACCTAAAGGATTCTTAGATGTTCCAGGCCACGATGAGGAGTCATTGAATAGGTTAGGCGAATACATTGCAGAAGAGACAAGGAGAAATCCAAACTTTATTCCTATTTTAAGTAGTAGGGATGCAAGCACTACAGCCAAGTTTGTGCCTGTTATGCCTAACATGGATGAGTTAATGATGTTGCCTTACATGGACCGTATTAACAACGACATAAACGCATCGTATGGAGTCATGCCATTAGTTGTAGGACAGATGCAAGGTGTAGGCGGACTTAACTCAGAAGGCGAACAGATTACAATATTTGACAGGACTATTAGAGAAACGCAGCAATGTGTAGAGATGGGTTTCTTTAAACGTTTGTTAAAAATTATGGGTGTAGATTCTTGGAAAATTAAATTTAAAGACATTAATGAGCGCGATGAAACTAAGTATCTAAACAACATGAATTTAAAAGCACAGATAATTACACAGATGCAAAACGTAGGTGTAGAGATGGACTTAGATTCCGACGGTAATTTACAGTTACCACAATCTCCAGAGGTGGTGCGTCAGGATTTTCGAAACAGTTCTCAGGAGTCGCAGGAGGCCGAGGAGCTAAAAGAACATCTGGATACATGGAATCGGCAGCTCGAGAATTACGAGGAGTCCTTATACAAGAACTTAAAGAATTAGAAAAAATAAAGACTTACGACGGATTACGTGCACAAGTTGATGATATTGCAATCATGTTAGCAAAGCGTATGCGTGATGCAATTATAGATGACATGGACTTTGCATTTAAAAATGGATACAGTTCAGCATATGGTGAAATAAAAGGAATAAGTAAGACGGCTGCAAAAGCACCAGATATGAAACCTGAAGATTTAGAAGTTCTTAGATTGTTAAAGAATGAAGGAGCGTTGTATAATGCATACAATCAATTTCAAAATATATTAGTTCAAAAAATGAATGCAACTATAATGGCAGGTATTGCAGAAGGCAGTAGTATTCCTACGATTGTTCAAAACATGCGTCAAGTAGGTATTGGAGAAACTTATAAACTTACAAGAATAGCACGAACCGAAATCACTCAAATAGCAAATGAGGGTAGACTAAGAGGTTATAAAATAGCAGAACAACGTATGGGTCGTCAATTTAAGTATGGATTAATTATAGGTAAAGATAGAAGAGTATGTCCAGCACATCAGGAATTAGCTAGAAGACAACCAGAAGGTGGGATGTATTTGAATGATTTAATTATGTTACAACAAGAAGTAGGTTCTAAGTATAGGATGAATTTAAGAGGACATTCCTTATTGCATCCTAATCAGAGAACGTCTTTAGTGAGGATAGTATGAGCAAACAATGTAAAAAATGTTTAAGAGGAGCAATGACAGTCCATATAGCGGCTAACGGTTTTTGTGAAGAGTGTGAGACAGAAAGAGCATGGAAGAATGCAGACAGGCAAACTATACTTGCGGCACAGCGCAAGCAACGTGTAGATTACTATCAAAAAGCGCAGAAATACATAGACAAAAAGTGGAAAGAGAAGTATGGCGACGACCACATAGAAAACGTCAAACTATATAAGAAATAATGGGTTTAAGAGGAGCTGGCGCAGCAGCAGGCACTATCGGCGGTTCTAAAGGAGGCTTGCGTGTTCGTATGCGCATGCAACGTCAAGTTAAACAATTTTTTAACAGTATTGGAGTAGTAGCTGAAGATGCTTTAGACAATGCTCTTACAGACGTGGCTATGAAAATACAAGAAAAAACGATGAGTAATCTTTCACAAGGATTCAAAAAACCCGATGGAAAAGGAACGGACCAAAACCCTGCTGGTGCATTAGACACAGGTCGATTACAAAATAGCATTCAAATGACAGATAATTATTTAGAAAAAAGAGTAGGTTCGAATGTTAAATATGCAGCACATGTTGAATTTGGAACTGGGCCTGGTGCAGGTAAAAAACCATATCTACCACCTTATGGAAAAGGCAGTCAGTTAAAAAGCTGGGGAAGAAGTAATAACATTGATGATATAGGTGCAGTTGCGTTACAAATATATCGCAGAGGAACTAAACCTCGACGATATTTGGGCGGTGCTGTTTTTAGTGAAAAAACAGAAGTTTTACATCAATTTGCAGAACATTTAGAAAATGCAATTAATGATGAATTGCCTGGTGCTGCAACAGTTAAGGTAAAACGTAGATAATGTATGTAATTCGTATGCACTACACATTACATACAAATTAATCATTTTTTGTATGTAATCCGTAACCCGAGTATTTTTTTTCTTTTTTATATGTGGTTTTTGTATGTAATACGTGGCAGACGAAAGTAACACTGGTTGGAAAGTCTACCGACCAGAGTGGTATAATGACAGAGTAATGGAGACATACATCTCCGCTCCTATCGTTGATAAACAGAACGATATGATACCCACAGATACTATCAAAGAAGCCATGGATTTTTACATGCGCTACGGCGTATATTCATACCGTCATGAGGAGATGCCAATAGGTCTACCTTTGGCTTACAAAATAAAAGACGGTAAAGTTAAGATTAGAGTAGGCATACACAGTAAAATTGGAATGCACGATAAAGTGTGGAATGAGATTAAAGAATACGGTCCTACAGGAGCAAGTAGCATACGTGGTGAAGCCACAAAACAAGAGAAAGTTTGTCAATCAGAAAACGACTGCCACAATCGTATAAACGAACTTTCTCTTTGGAGCATATCGTGGGTTGGCGATAATCCTGCCAACCCAGAGGCAAAAGTCACGGATGTTGCAATGGCTAAATCTAAAAGTGTTCAAGTAACATTGGACGAAATAGAAGGTATGGTTGAAAAAATAATAGAGCGTAAAAAAGGTAAATATTGTTTATACGCTAAAAAGGACCGTAGGCTCTTAGGCTGCCATGATACCAAGGCTGGAGCTATAAGGCAGGAAAGGGCCATACAAGCCAGAAGATACAGTAAATCAGACGTGCTTAATGAAATGGTATCTAAAATAGAAAAATACAAAATACCAAATGGCGTTAGAGAAGAAGCTCTAGCAGGCAGAGAACTACGTAAGAAGTTTGGATATGGTGGCGGTAAAGTTACAAAAGCAATAAACGCACACTTGATAAATAAAAAATATGTATCATATAGTATGGCAATGAAGATACACAAGTATTATAGAAGACATGAGAAGGTAGACCCTAAAGGTAAAAACTTTGACAATAAGAAAAGACCAAGTAAGGGTTTGATTATGTGGAAGATGATGGGTGGTAATGCAGGTCACAGTTGGAGTAAAAGCTTACAAGATAAAGTAAAAGCCGAACCATGTTGGGCTGGTTATGAAATGGTGGGATTCAAAAACGAAGGCGGTAAACGTGTGCCAAATTGTGTTCCTGTAAGTAAAAGCCGACATCCACAGACTCCTGCAAAGCCTAGTGAAAGGCGCAGAGGTAGTGATAAGAATCCAAAAGGGTCAGCAGGCGGTCAACGTGGTGGAATTAAGTTAAGTGAAGCAAATATTAAGACACTTAAGAATTATATTAAAGAACATAATGAAAAAGTAGGAGATGCCAAAGGTAAGAAAGCAAATCTAGGAGCATTGAAAGCTGTATTCCGTAGAGGTGCAGGAGCATTTTCTACAAGTCATAGACCTAGTGTAAGTAGTAGAGACCAATGGGCATTAGGTAGAGTCAAAGCTTTCTTAAAATTATTAAGTTCTGGTAAGCCATCTAATCCTAAATATACCACAGATTATGATTTATTACCAAAAGAACATCCTAAATCTACAAAGAAATCTAAAGAAGATACTGTAAGAGTAAATCCACCTAAAGGTTATCATTGGATGCAGACTAGAGAAGGTCCAGTATTAATGGAAGGAGACTACGAGCCACATGATGGTGCAGTAGAAGCATTTCCATTTACAGTATTAGAAACACATGAAGATGAAAGAATCATAAAAGCAGAGTATCAAGGTCGCAAAGTAGAGCTTAACAAGCCACGCAGGCTTTCTGGTGAAAACAAAAAGTTTGGAGTTTATGTCAAAAACGATAAAGGCAATGTAGTGCAAGTTAAGTTTGGCGACCCTAACTTAGATATAAAGCGTGACGACCCAGAAAGACGTAGAAACTTTAGAGCTAGACACAATTGTGACAATCCAGGTCCAAAACATAAGGCAAGATATTGGTCATGTAAGATGTGGAGTTCTAAAAACGTGTCTGATATAGTAGGTAAAGCAGAGTGTCCGCCAGTAATAAAAACTGAAAGGCTTAAAAAAACAAATCAATATTTAGATGACATAATGCGTATGATTAAGTTTGGAATGTTTATACAAAAAGACCCAGAAGATGATGATAAAAAACCACGACGTGGCGGAGCAAATCAACCTGATGGCACATGGATGGCTAATTGTAAGTTAGCAGCAAGAAAAATAAGTGGGTTTACAGGCAATAAAATTACAGGCCCACGTAAGATAATTAGAGATGAAGGCGCATGGTGTGCAGAGCTTTGGAGAAATCCAGGTAAATACAGTAAGCCTTTCAAAAGACCTGATGGTTCTACAGGAACTACAAGTGGTATGAAATTGAGAACTGCCGTCGGTAAACCAGGATTTAAATTACCTACAGCAGATTAACCCGAGTATTTTCAGTTTTTTATATAGGGCCTTACGGATTACATACACATATGAGCGCATGCAGTTGTGGAGGCACACATGAGGCACCTACCGATTCGGAAGAAATGGTAGAGGCTGAAAAAAGTGAAGCCTTAGAAGAGCCAGTTATGGAATCTGATTTAGATAAATCAGAGGAATTATACAAAGATATGGAAGCCACTCTCGGAAAACTTAAGGAAATCATGGCCTATCTTGAAGAAATGAAAGACGAAAAGATGGACGAAGAAGAAAAGATGGACGAAGACGAAGAGAAAATGGACGAAGAAGAGAAAATGGAAGAGGAAGAAAAACAAGAAGAAGAAGAAGAAGAGGAAGAAGAGGAAGAAGAAGAGGAAGAAAAAGGACACTACAAAGAAAAAGCTTCTATTGATGAACTTCACAAATCACTTACAACATTAAAGAAATACGGTATTAACGTATATTCTGGTAGCAGGAAAACTCCAGCACCAAAGAAAACAGACGCTCCCGCAGTTAATGAAAAAACCGATTGGTTTAACTTCTCCAAATCATTGGATGAAGTTGCATACATGAAAGGAGAGGAAACAAAAATATGAG